TTTATATTGTTAGGAAACTTTTCTGTTATGAATTGATGTATATAATTTGTAGTGCCGTATGCTTTGAAGTTATCCATTTCTTCATATGTTTGAAGAAACTCTTTAGCTTCTTTCATATTAGCAAATTGTACAGAATCAATATCTGTACCATCAAATGATTTCCATTTGCTAGGTTCTTTTGATTTTACAAATAGGGTTGGTTTAAATTTTATTTCGTCTCTAATCGCAGTGCCATTATCAGTGTATCCACGATATAAAATCGTATTGCCACGACGATTTACAGAAGTATAGAATGCCAAAGTATTACCTCCATCTTTAGACTCTATTCTACCATAAAAAAAGGGGTTTGTAAACCCCTTAAATTTTATTTTTTGTCAGTGACAAACTCATATAATTTATCAGCTTGTTCTTTAATTTCTTCGGGGGTTATTGCTTTCGGAATGTAATTCTTATAAGCATCCATTGCTTGTTCAGCGTTATCTTTATACATTTCCATAGCTTTATAAGCGAGTTCCATTTGGATATCGTATTGCTTATCAAGCATATCTTTTGCCATGTTTAAAACGTCATAGCGTATTTGGTAAGGGTTTGCCATATTATTTCTCCTGTGTCTGTGTGTAGGCTTTTTCATTACATACATAAGTCTTCATACTTTGTAGTATGAGTCCTATGTTTACTTAAGTCATAATCATTCTTCTCCGGGCTGTTCACCCATTGAATGAAGATACGCAATAAGGTCCGCACGTTTTGTTTCCTTCTTCTCTTTATACATCATCTTCGTTCCTTTAACTAATTTCTTTGAATTAGTCAACCAGGCGTCCATTAGTTCATCTGTCCACTCTGGATTTTCTTCCGCCCATGCAGCGAACTTCTTACTATATTTATAATCTTCATTGGTTCCAACACCTCTGTTCATAATATTCCAGAGATTAGGACCTGTTTTATTTTTATCACCTTCTGCTATTGAGTGACAGGATTTACACTTCTTAAATCCTTTTTCGCCTTTTGCTACATCTGCTGCATAAAGCGAACTGCAACCAGCAGTGAATAATACTGTTGCTGTTAGTAAAGTTTTAATCATCCTCTGTTTCCTCTTAGTGCAAAAAACAATCCACCTACCCATAGAAATACGTGTAGATTGTCATATAAAAGTACGTCTGTTAAACTTTCTGGTTCTCCTATCCAAATGACTCCTGTCATTATACAACAAATAGTAATACCACTGAAGCGTGTTATCATATCGCCGATCATTGGCAAGTAACATTTTTTAAAGATTGGAAACCAGGGCTTGGTGAGTAAACCGCCAACAAGTAATCCTATACCTGCTCCTATTTCTCCATATGTTACAACCCACCAAACGAGTGCAGGTAGTTCAAATGCTTCTGCATCTTCTACAGAGAAAGGAAGTTTAGATATACCTTGTTGTAGGAAAACAATTGCAATTGGTATTCTTAAAAGCCAATGGCTTAAACAAAAGTCAGGTATTCTGTTCCATAGATTCATAGCTTTTCTTTCGTGATGTTGAAGGGGCCTGTCGGCCCCTCAAGTTTTTATTTATCGTCTCTCAACTTAACTAATTGTAGCATACACTTCTTTGCCTCCTCGTGGTAGCCATTTCTGGCTAGCTCCGCTGCCGCTCTCGAATATCCCGCTATCTGCGTATATCGATCTACAGAAGACCACAAACCCGACAAGGGTGAGAATATATAATTGCTTACTATTGCTGTCATTAGACCCACCCCTTTAAATTGTGGTTGGTCTCTGATTTTTTCATATCTACATGGCTATTAGCTACTGAGCGAATATCGCCTCGTGCTATACCAATGTCATTCAATTCATAATCAGTTAACGATTGTAGTTCTTTTATCGTCTGATTGCGTCTTTTTCTAAGTTGTCTGTTTGTATTAACGCCCTTAAAAAAAGATAGTAGAGCATCAATCGGACTCTGTAAGTAGTTGCTTATCGCTAGTATGTGTTGTGTCATTTTGTTCCTCGCTTTGACCAATGTTGATTTTACGAGGACGCATTTCTTCAGGGACGACGTACTTCAGTTCGATTGCAAGAATGCCATCCTGAATATCTGCTCCGTGCACTTGTACGTGCTCAGACAGCCGAAATGTTCGCTTAAATTTCTTGGTAGAAATACCACGATGGATAAACTCACGACCCCTAGAAACATGTTCACCGGTTACGGTGAGTGTTCTATCTTTCACTTCAACTGATAACTCATCCTTAGAGAAACCAGCAATAGCAAGTTCAATCAAATAATCTGATTCACTTGTTTTAATAATATTATGTGGGGGATAGTGGTCTTTTGCGTGTTTTGCAGTCCATTCTAATTCATTGAATAGGTGATCAAAACCCACAAATGATGAACGTGGGAATAGTGTTTGTAAGCCTGTCATTGTTATCTCCTTATACAAGCAAGATTAAGTTTGAAGCCGGATCATCCGCACTCCTATAATATCTATATAGTTATAGCTATACCAAATTTAAATAGCCGGTATTCATTTTTTTCCAATATTATATTTTGGACATAGTTCCCATTGATCTTTTTCTTTGTAAGAGATTATTTTTATTTGTCGTAGTGGAGCAATGACATCCATCTGCTCTTTGTTAACTACGTCAATTAATCCCCAATCACTAATTAGTGTAGCGACTGTATTACGACGTGCAATATCATTTTCTTCTAAGTTAGATTTTTTTCCATCAAGGAGAAATAACTCTTTAAAATGTACTATAAAATATCTACCTTGTTTGTGAAGAATATGACAAGACTGGTATAGCTTATGATCTTTACGGGATGCTACACCTATTCTTGTTAACGTCTCTCTTACTTTTAAAAAATCATCAGGCTCGTTGAGAGTTATTTCCAGCATCATATCTGGACTCCACTCAACTAGTTTATTTTCTTCTTCCACCTTTACTCACCTTTTCTATTATATTTTTTATTTGTTCAGGCGATAGAAGGGTTAAGATCTGTCTGGCCTTTTCATTGCTATAGCCATAATATTCTTTAACCGCTTCAATATCACTTTCTTTCTCAGGCTTAGCCCATTTGCTAAAACGTTTCTTTTTTCTAACTATATTTATAAGAAAATGATATTGTAGCTTTTTATCTAGGTGAGCATACATATTCATTTCATTAGCCATCAAGACTGTATCATTAAAGTATGATAAGCCACGATTTACCATGAAAGGATTGTATTCTTTTTCTGCAAGATCATCTATCATTATATCTTGCTTTGATAAATTTATTGAATTTAAATAATCAAAATGATTCATTATATAATACCCATTAATGTGTATCTATCATATATAGTACACGGTAGTGTAGATTCGTATATTATTCTATCTAATGGAAATCTTTCTTTTAGTTCTTCAATGCTGTGTACACAATAATCGTGTTCTTTCCAGGTGTCAAAGTTATTACATTGAACTGCAACCATTGTACCCATTTCTAATTCTTTGAACCAATCATCTGACATATGTTCCGTGCTTGTGTTAATCACCATGTCAAATTGTAAAAAGTAACCGCTTCCAATTTTATTAGCATCATGAGTCATGTGTTCGTGTCTTAAACCTCTATTGACTCTTTCGCTTACAGCTTTACATCTTTCATCTATATCTATTTCAGTAACAGTGTAGTCAAAATCTTTACAAAGTATGTGAGTTAAGTATCCAAACCATGAACCTAAGTAAACTACATCTTTTACTTCATCTTTAGGTAGTTTACTGATAGCTTTTAAAAGTTCATATTTGCTATTCATTTGATTAAGACCAAACATGTCTATGAGTTCATCTCTACGAACAACATCTTTTATATGTTCTGAATACATGCACTCCATAAAGTGTGGAATATATTTTTCAGTACACCACATTAAGATATAGCCTGAACTAAAGTTTGTAATCTCATAACATCCATTGCGATATCGTGTTTTGGATCATGTGGAATGAAGCTTTCGCAACCTTCAGGTATAAAACTATGCTTTAGATCTGTACCCCATGATAAGCCATCGATCAATGAGCGAGTGTCACGGACTTCCCACCAATCATAAGGTAAAGGTTTACCGATCTGTCTACAAATATATTCAAGAAAGATAGGATCAAATGTATTACCTCTTGTGTAAACCTTTTTAACGTTTACACTTTTATTGAGTATAAAGAATTTGTAAATCTCACTTATAGATTTATCTTCACTACTAGGTTTTAGTTGCTGTCTAGCAAGTTCACCTTGATTAGACCACCATTCTAAAGTGTCTTTGTTTATCTGTCTTTTATATTTTCTAACTTGTTCTTCTACATCAAACTTTATAGTATGTGTAGATTCAACTAGTTCATCAAACGTATATGCATACTCTCCGACAAATCTAACTTCACAGAAATTTAACATTGCCAATGATAGCACAACACCATTGGTTTGTTCTTGTGATAAAGTTTCAAAATCAAATATACAAGCGTCGTTTAAACCGTCATAAGCTGCCATTAACTAAACTCCACATTCGCCATTATTTCAGTCATACATGCCACAATGTTTAATTCATGATCTGCAACAAAAGCATTCTTATATTGATAGTCAGCTAATATCAAAACTATCTGAGGAATAGATTGAGGTTTGACATTATCATACATCCTATCATATATTCCACGGAATATAGCAGATGCATCTGTGTCTATGTTATTGACAACCCATTGTCTCATCTTTTTAAAATCTTTAGATCTAAGATAATCCATCAAGTTTTTATAAGAGGTATCGCTTAAGTTTACAAGTATACCTGCATCAATCTTACCACTGATTGCATACCGCTGACATTCATTTATAACTCTACGCCAATCTGGTCCATACTTCATTATGACCTCAGCAAGAGTTTTTTCTTCGTAGTCAATGTCTTCCCAATCAAGAATATTCTTAAGCCAGAACAACATTTGATTTGATAGACCCGCTAGTGTTTTTCTATCAGTGTTAAACTCATACACAGAACATCTAGAATGTAGAGGTTCAATAATTCTATTCTTAAAATTACAAGTTAATATGAATCTACAATTGTTAGAAAATTCTTCGATAAAACCACGAAGAGCCGGCTGAAAAGATTGAGCATTTAAATAGTCAGCCTCATCTAAAATTACTACTTTATATCCACCGCCTAATGAAACGGAAGAGGCAAATTGTTTTATCTTTGTTCGAAGAGTATCGATGTTACCTTCTTCAGAACCATTTATTAAAATGTAATCTAGGTCTAGTTCTTTACATATAGCTTTTGCCACAGTAGTTTTGCCAAGACCGGCCGTGCCAGTAAATAACATGTTAGGCACTTCACCGGACTTTACTATTTGAGCGAATACATTTTTTAGATCTTCAGGCAGGATAGTTTGTTCAATATTCTTAGGTCGATATTTTTCAACCCATAAGAAATCATTATTCATAATATAGTGTTATCCTTAACTTATTCAGCAGCTTTATCTTGCTTATATGTCTCCACAATCTGAATCGCATGCTGGCAATTATCTCGTAATTGACCAATGGTACTAAACTCTTCACCTTTAAAACCACCACGTTGTGCAACTGTATCGATAACAGCAATCGACGAACGAGCGATTTGATTCATTTTTTCATATGCTTTTTCATGATCCATAGCCATGTTTATTCTCCGTACTTTGAATTTTTCTCTAGGGCAATCCAATATTTTACTGGACTGTCTGTATTACTAAACTGCGAAATTAGTTTTGACGATATATCAACATCATAATTACCAGCTATCATTTTAAGGTTTGAAATATTAAATATAAAGTTATATGTATCTGATTTCGATTCACCTGTTACATCGATAGAAAATGTATTTGCTGTTGAATTATCTGAACTTGTTACTGTAAGTGTAACACAATTATTGCCAGGTGTAATTGATAGTTCTTTATGACCAAGAGCCGCAGCCGCTCGTTTAATCTTGTTTAGTGTATCATTATCCAAATGAAACTTAACATCTGCTTCTGGCATCACAACTGGTTTAGACGGTGTAGTTAACATTTCTTTGTCAGAGAAGTAGTATCTAATTTTAGATCTACCAGATGAATCACCTATCACCACATGATCATCATTGAATTTTAACCTTGGTGTATCTACTAAACCAAGCACACCTAAAAATTCATTTAAGTCATAAACACCAATTTCTTGTGTAAATTCTTCTGGCAAATCTACAGAAGCTAAAATGTTTTTTGCTTCTGAAATAGTAGATATGTTGTTGCCAGGTTTTATTACAATATTAGAATTGATGGCTGCATAGTTTTTGAGAATACCAATTGTATTTTCACTTAGTTCCATTATATACTCCGTTAATTTTAAAACTATTATACCACAAGTTCATCGATTTGT